TAGCAAGCTAAAGGCCAAGCCAGAGTCCGAGGAAGTTGTAATTGACAACGGCCTTGAGTTGCTGGACATCAAAAAGAAGCAGTTTGACCTTCTACTGAAAGGAATCTAACCATGGCCACTAGAGATGAAATCAAAGCCGCTATACTAAACGCTGCTGGCAACCCTTCTGCCGGTGCTGTTGCCGAGATCGCCGATGAGCTTGCAAAAGCTGTGTGGGAACTAGACAACAAAAACTCAAATAACCCAGCCAAAGAAGCAAGGGTTATTGACATAAAAGAAACTCGCTAACGAGTTTTTTAGCCCCAGCTCGGCCCCCTTCCTGAGCTGGGGTTTTTTTATGCCTATAAACTTAAGCTATCGGTTGAGTGTCAGCACCGCCGTATCTGCTGAGTGTTAGCACCGCAGGAAATCCCCCTATCAAACTAATGAAATGAGAATCATGTCCGACTTTATCAAGTCGCAGATGGACACTCGCAACAACCTCATCGCACAGGCAAGAGAAGTCTTGAACATTGCAGAGGCTGAGGCTCGCGGTCTATCAGCAGAAGAAAACCAGAAGATTGCTCGTATCGAGGCTGACATTGACCAGGCCGACACAGCTATCTCAACCGCACGCTCAATCGCAGACCGCGAAGCTCGTGCATCCGAGGCATCCGCTTCATTCGCTCCAGCATCCTACGCATCAGCTAACTCCGATGCAGACATCCTTCGCTCAATCGCGATGGGTGAAACCCGTTCCCACGAGTTCTCTCGCGAAGCTCGTACCCTAGTACCATCCGCAAACACTGTTGGCCAGAGCTTCTTTGACCAGGTATTCGAGATTGCACAGCTAGTTGGCCCAATGCTAACTACCTCACAGGTCTTGAACACTCAGTCAGGTGAGAACCTTGTAATCCCGACAGTCACAGCCACTTCAACAGCAGGATCCGTTGCAGCCGGTGGAACCATCTCAGAGTCCAACCCAACCTTCTCCTCGATTACTCTTGGAGCAGAAAAGTACGCAGCACTGGTACAGGTTGCTCAGGAATTGGTTACCGATGCTGGATTCAACATCGACAGCTACATCGCTCAACAGCTTGGAACCTCACTTGGTCTACAGGCCAACTCAGTTCTAACCTCAAAGCTTGCAGCTAGAGCACAGAACATCGTGACTGGAACTGCTCAGGCAGCCACCTACGAAAACTTGGTTGACCTCGTTTACGGAATCGCAGACGGAGCCCGAGTGCTCCCTAACCTGGGCTTCTACATGAGCAAGACCGGTATCGCAGCAGCTCGTAAGATGAAGGATGGCTCAGGTGCATTTATCTTCACCGACTCAGCCGTTCCTGGACAGCCAGCAACCTTGCTTGGCTACCCAATCTTCGAGAACCCGAATGTGGCAGCAGTAGGATCAGCAACTAAGAGCGTGTTCTTCGGACACCTTCCTAGCTTTGTTGTGAGAGTTGCCGGTGGCATCCAGATCGCACAGTCATCTGACTTCGCGTTCAACACCGACACAGTGACCTACCGAGGCCTGATCCGCCTAGATGGAAACCTAACTCACCCGACTCACATCGGTTCGTTCACAGGTGCTTCTATCTAACACCTGAACAAAAGCTGAAAGACCCCAAGCGTGTAGGTTCGCTTGGGGTCTTTCTTTTGCTAGGCTACTGCCATGCCTACTACTAAAAAAGAGAAACTAAAAGGAGCTGTCAGCCTTTGGTCAAACAGCTATAACGCCCCAACCGGATACGGCCAGCAAGCCACACATCTGCTAGACAGCCTAAAGAAGTCTGGGCTTGATGTGCAGATGTTGTCTAACTATGGACTCGAGGGCGTTCCTTCGACAATCCAAACTCCACATGGCAAAGTGCCACACTTCCCTAGAGGTGTTGACCTCTACAGCAACGATTCTGCACCGCTAGATCATCAGAACTTCATCGCTCAGAATCCAGACAAGCCAAATCTGTTTATAAGTCTTTACGATGTTTGGGTTATGCAATCCCCTGGCTACGAGAAGTTCCCAATCGCCTCATGGGTTCCCCTCGATCATGTCACTATGCCACCCAAGGTTGAGCAGTGGCTCCGCAAACCTAATGTCACACCTATCGCGATGGCACCTCATGGAGTAAGGCAGATGACTGCTAAGGGTATTGAGTGTGAGTATGTGCCTCACGCCGTTGACACCAAGGTTTACAAGCCAACTTATGAGATTGGCAAACACGCCATCAACGACTATCTAGGTATCAAAGAGGATGAGTTCCTTATCGGAGTTGTTGCAGCTAACAAGGCTTCGGGTTTGATTCACCGCAAAGCCTTTGGCGAATTGCTAATGGCGTTCAGCATCTTCTCAAAAGAACAGCCAGATGCTTTGCTCTACCTACACACAGACCCACATGGACTCTCCGGTGGCTGGAACATAATCAAGATTCTTCAATCACTCGGTATTCCAAAAGACAAGGTGCTACTGCCTAACCCACAGGACTACCGCTTTGGCATGGCCAAGAAGGACTTGGCAGCTATTTATACCAGGATGGATGTGCTACTTGCCCCGAGTATGGGTGAAGGCTTTGGCGTGCCTGCTGTTGAAGCTCAGGCCTGTGGCACAAGGGTCATTGGATCTAACTGGGGAGCAACACCTGATCTAATCAGTGAGGACTCTTGGCTTACTGATGGACAGCCAATGTGGGATGCAGGTCAAGATGCTTGGTGGGAAACCCCAAGTATCCCTAGCCTTGTCAACGCTTTGAGAGAGGCTTACTACGCCAAGCGAGGACCATCACAGGTTGCCATCGACTTTGCCAAGCAGTTCGACATCGAAACTGTCTGGGACAAACACTGGACACCACTACTAAGAAAGTTGCTCAAATGAAACCGCTACTTATGATTATGAACCCAAGAAAGATTCCAGTCTGCATGGAAGCACTTGAGGCCTTGGACATCGACAAGGTTTGGATGAAGCACTACACCGAGCGAGAGCTAATCAAGGTGATCGCTGAAATTGTAGAGTCCACCGACCATGATGTAATCGGACTTCTGAGCGATGACACAATTCCACCGCAATCATCCTTGGACTTGATACTTGATGCCTTTGAGCCAACCAGCGTTTACACCGGATACTGCAACATGGAAGAAAACACGCCCGAGGTGAACCTGTCAGACAAGCCTTTGATTATCAAAGACCGAGCAACAGTAGATTGCTACAGCTTCCCAATGCGAACTGAGGTCGATGCTCATGAAGGCTTGTATCCTTCATACTTCACCGGCTTTGCCATGACCTTTATGTCCCGAGAGATGTGGCTGAAGTACCCTTTCGACTGCATCGGTGACCCTGGCTACCAGTCTGACTACTCGCTATCTTGCCGGTTGCAAAATAACGAGGTAAACATCTGGGCTGTGCCAGGTGCCTTTATGCCACACCTCAAGCTTGCCGAATCAACCAAGCACCTCGAGGGTGGCACTGTTATTGTCGGCAATGGCTTAGGCGAAGTCGTTTGGGATCTAAAGCAGGCAAAGTGATTGCCTGGGTAAGCCACCATCTTCCTAGACACTGGCGAGGCAAGCTAGTGGGTGGGGCAGAGATGACCGATGCAACCTTGCTAGAGGATGCACCTGTCGATGTCAAGACATTCCTACCTCAGCAATGGCGTGAGGCTATGGAGTTTGACCAGGTAGTCATTACCGGCACAGACTTGCTAGAGCCAGAGGCAATGACCGAGCTGGCAAAGAAGCGACCTGTTGTAGCTGTCCATCACTTGCAAACAAGAAGCGAGGAAAGGGCAACCCTATTCAACTCAGCTAAAACCCTTATCTGCCACACACCTAAGCACCTAGAGCTAGAGCTGTCTTGGACCCAGCCAAAGGCAAGTACCTGGATCATCAGCTCGCATGACCCTAGCCTGTTTACCATCAAGCCCAAAGAGGACTTTGCTTTGTGGGCTGCAAGGTGGCATCCTCAAAAGGGTCCAGAACAAGCAATCCAATGGGCTCAAGAGGAAAACCTAAAGTTAATCATGATGCACGATAAGACAAGAGCAGAAGTGCTAGAGGCTATGAGTCGAGCCAAGCACTTTGTGTTCTTGCCACAAGCCTTTGATGCCGAGCCTCGCACAATCATCGAGGCAGTCTTGTCAGGTTGCCAGGTACACACCAACGACTTGGCTGGTGTCAGTTCGATACCAAACTGGCGTGACCCACAAGTGCTTACCGATTTAGTGACCACCTCTAAGGATTTATTTTGGCAGACAGTTCTCGACTAACTCTAGGTCTTGGAGTTTGCTTATTCGGCACTACCTACAGCGAGTTCTTCCCTAATTACTGGGAAGGGGTCAAGTCGCTGAATCGGCAACCAGATGCAATAGTCATTGCCCACGATGCTCAGAACAAAGACTTGATTGAATCCCTTACACCGCCAGAGTATAAAGAGATAACCAAGACCCTAGAGATGACAGGGGAGTTTGCAGACTTTATGCTGGCAATACAAACAGCTCAGACAACCGACTGGATCTCTATCTGTGGAGCTGATGACCGATACCTGCCAGGAGCCTTTGACGAACTAGACCAAGCCGATGCTGAGGGCTGTGACATCTACATTGACAAGCTACAGCTCAAGCATGACGGCTCGATCATGCAGGGTCGCTGGATACCCGAGGTGATACCTCAGAGGATGACCTGCCCAGGTGCAGCACCAATCAAGCGAGAACTGTTTGAGAGAGCCGGTGGGCATACGAAAGGGGCAATCTTTGATGACTGGGAGCTTTACATTCGCTGTGTTGCTGCAGGTGCCAAACCCTTCCACGCCTCAACAGTCAGAATCATCTACGACCTCGGACATGGCAGGGTGACAATGAGTGGAGTCGGCAGACCCTCATCTCATGACGGAATCGGCAAAGCACACATCGACCGAGTCAAAGCCGAGCTTGGACTTTAGAGAGTATCCTTGGACAGGATAGACTAGGACAATTATGGCAATCACTAACGGCTACGCCACCTTAGCTCAGGTCAAAGCAGCACTCAGAATCACAGACAGCGTTGATGACGCACTCTTAGAGATGGCAATCGAGTCAGGCTCTAGGGCTATTGACGGATACGCAAACCGAAACTTCTATAACAACGGAACAGCAGTCAGGGTCTTTACACCGAGCGATAGCTTTGTGACAGAGATTGACGATCTAATCTCGCTGACAACCCTCAAGACAATGACCGATGATGACAGTGCCTTTGACACAACTTGGAGTGCTACTGATCTGCAACTCGAGCCACTCAACGGCCGAGTCGATGGCTTGGCAACACCCTTTACAAGCATCCGAGCTGTGGGCGATTACCTATTCAGTCAGTTTGAGCAAGAGGCTACTGTGCAGGTCACAGGTGTTTGGGGATGGTCTGCTACACCAATAGCAGTCACCCAGGCAACAGTGATTCAGTCCAGCCGAATCTATAAGCGACTAGACAGCCCACTTGGAGTTGCAGGTTTCGGTGACATCGGAGTCATGAGAGTAAGCAACAGGCTCGACCCAGATGTTGCCCAGCTTGTAGATCCACTACGCCGAATCAGGTTTGCATAGTGGCGAGCATAACTAACCTACGGACTGCCATCGCAACTAACCTAGCCACAATCTCAGGGCTCAGGACAAGTGCCGAGATGCCGGACAACCCTAACCCACCGATTGCCTTAGTCCGACCTGTGACTGTTGAATACAACCAGGCAATGGCCAAGGGCTTGACCAAATACAACTTCAATGTTCTCGTAATTGTCGGCAGGGCCGATGAGCGAACAGCCCAGCGATCACTTGATGCCTTCTGCTCCTCAACAGGAGCCTCTAGTATCAAGAACGCAGTAGAATCAGATAAGACACTAGGTGGCAATGCCTTTGACACCCGAGTGACTGAAATGAGAAATTACACCCCCATCCAGC